TGTCACCAATTGTTCGGCATACTTATCTACCGCCGCACCCATCACCGTAGTCTGTGCGCTATCAAGACGATTTAGAAACGGAGTCATTTCTGGTTTGGTACGCAGACCATTAAATGTAGCAAACGTGCTATCGAGAACCGCCCCTGTTGGATAACCGAATCTCGTCGTGTCTGCATCAACAGCATCTTTCGTATACTTGCTCAATTCATCGAAGAAGTTACCGAAGACATCACTGCTCCCAGCAAGGAAATTGTCGCGCTCAAGAGACCAGAACTGTTGCACCGAGGTATACGTTCTGTCCCCAATCTTCACCGCGATATTTGAATCGGCATCCTTAATCTGTGAGTTGATGTAATCAAGTTTCTCAACTGGATTGGTTCCGCGAGTCGAACTCCTCACTTGAAAATCAGTGATTGAGTCCTGTATCTTGACACCCGACAATTGTGAGTTAAGAGCAGAGAGAGTCTCGTCATAGGTCGTGACCTCATCTTCGTTATCGTTAATCAGAGCCTCGGCGCGTGCGGTATTCACTCGTGAGATGGCGTCAGTGAGTGTCGCCCTCGTGCCATCATATTTCGCCTTTTTCACTTGATTGGCGAGAATCGTATCCTTGTATGTTTTCACCTTCGCTTGTGCAGCAGTAATATCACCCTGAATTTCAAGACGCAATTCTGGGTAGTCAATACCATTCAACTGACTGGTCAGAGCTGAAAGATATTCCTCTTCATTTATTTTCCCAGAACTCAACTCACCAAGAGACTCGGCATAGCGCGTGCGATATTTATTGAAACGATTGAGCTTGTTTGTATCAGAGATAGATTTCTCCAGACTCAACATATAGTCAGGGTCATTGAAAGAAGACACCTTCTCTTCTTCAAGCTGTTCCTTGCGAAGCCTGACTTGTTCGTCATATGAAAGACCATTCGCAATTGCGCGTTGGAACTCTGCTTCTTTGCGAGCCTGTTCGGTTTTACGAACAGCTTTTACAGAAGAAATCGCTCCGTCAACAACAGACGTGAGATTGATTGATAGTTTCAATGGTTGAAGTGTAATAGCCATATGTTATTTTTTACCCTTCACTAAAGCTGCTGCTCCCGCGCGGGACGCCTGTTGGCGAATCGCGCCTTGTGGTGAGACGGGAGATGGGGCACCTCCTCCCGCCGCAGGAGTCGCTCCAGGAACATTGTCATCTTCACTTGCAATCGGTGATGGGGCACCATTTATTCCACCCATTCCAGCAGCAGTCATTCCTCCACCTGTTGCTTGATTCATCTGCGCGACACGCTCTGCAAGAATCTGATGCAGAAGACCAGGCTGCTTGGCGATTTCGGTTGCCAGAATTTCATCCTGCAATTCCTCCTTCATCAGCTTCTGCTCCTCGCTTGGATTATCAATACCTACATTATGCTGGGTCGTGGTGAGCGACTGCACCTTTGACTGGAACTTATTGATTTCGTCAGAGACCGAACGCAGGAGCACCGAAGAGATGAACACATCAGTCCTATACTTCCCGCCGATAATCTGCTTTGCATTCGGTATATAATTCTCCGCAAGATAGAGAATGGTTTTATTCAAATCCTTGAACGCCTTAATCCACCACTCCTTACGAAGCGACACTTTGTTGTTCACTCCCTGCATCACCACCGAAAGTGCGCGACCCGTAGCTTGGAGAACTTGTGAACCAGGGTATAGAACCTGATTCAAACCAGAGAGAGCAATGATGTCATTCTTTCGGTCTGAAAGATACGTCTCAATAGGCACCGTCTGCCCACTTTTCGGCATCGCCTGAATGTCACCGTCGTCACCAACTTGATAGATGACGATTTGACCCGAACGAACTTCGGAGAGGTTGTCAAGATTCTTGCCCCAGTACGCAGGCTTCGCCATCTCTTTGATAATGTCAGCGAGGTCAGAGGAGCGCTCGTTGTATTCCTGCTGTGGGTCAAGCTCGTGCTCGATGTCCGAAGTTCCTTTCGGCTCACCAGGAAGGTGAATGTTCGGGACGTAATGAAGCGGAATGAAACCCCAATTGTGCTTCACATAATGTACTGGCTTGTTGTCGTTGTTGAAACACAATAGATACTCTTCATCATCCCAGTATTCTTTAATCGTCATCATCGGAACTTCCGTCGGTTCAAAATCTGGATTTTCAACATCGTGGTCTGCTTGCACCACAAACTTTTTGTCCTTGAGTTCCTCGGCAAAGAGCTTCTTCGCTTGAGCAACCGAAATACGGTAGTGCTTAATGAACGCCCCAATATCATTGAAATTATTATCCTTCCAAATCACCCGAATGTTCTCTGGCTTTTCAACATTCCAATAACGGATTGATTCAAACTCCTTCGTCCCGTCTTCATTCGAGCGGAATGTAGGGATGGCACCAAAGATGAAACAATCACCAGTAATTGAGCCTGTACGTACAGCTCTTTGAAAGACGAGCGACACCGAGTTCTCTTCGTGCACCGCCGAGAGAACTTTTGTGCGGGCTTCGCCAAGAGCGCGTTCCAACGGGTCATCAACCCTCGTTGGCGGGCACGACATTTGAGGCGGTTCGTTCGTAAGGAACGCCGTCATATTCTCAACCACCGTGAACACATAATTATATGTGCGCATCGTGCCACCACCATCTTTGCGATATGACCACTGCTTGCCCTTATAGAAATCTCGAAGAGTCTTGTATCCAGAATAAACCCCATCACCATACACACGACGTGTCCAGTCGAGTCTCGTCTGCGCTTCTGTCTCATTGATATATTTCACCAATTCAATAGCGCGAGGATTCTGCTCCCCGACTGACATTCCTGATTTTATGTAAGTGAGTAATCCCATAGGTTAGTGTTTATGTAAAGGATAGCGCATAGAAGAGCTGTTGTCGTGGTGTACCTGTGTATTGTACCCCGCAAGATGGTTCATCTCGACCTTATTCGTGGAGTGCTTCGGCATCTTTTTGGAGATATACGACACCCCCATCACTACCGTCATCACAAAGTCAGTCTCCAGCTTTTTGTCCTCGATATGGTAGCTCCCCATCTGCTCACTCAATTCATCAATATAGTAACTGCGTAGTGCCCCGTAATCTGGATTCATCTCAATGATGGCTCCGTCAACTTCGGACTCGACATAATCGCGCCCTCGTGACATAACTCCTTTCGTTTCAATGAGCGCTACGTCCTTATCTATTTCAAAACTCTTTGGTCGGAGCAGAATTAAGAGCTTCTTAATCAACACTCCTCCGAGGGCTTCCGCATCCATCAAAAATGTTGGATAATGAGCGGTCACTCCGTCATCATCATACCACGTGTACTGGTCGTAGAGAGTACGCAAGAGGGAGAACTGCATCTGTGGAGAACCTCCCTGAATGTTCTCGTGGTTCACAATATCTATTACACCATCCATATGATAGTTTGTATAGTCGAACACCATAAAGACCGATTCATCACCCGTGTCTGACATTCCCCAGTCGGCGACAAGGAGGTACTTACCATTCTGCTTGCAGTCCCTCTTCCCTTGAAGTTTCCACAAATTCTCAATCTCACTTGAATCAAAGAAACGCTTGCCACTCGTGATGAACTCTCCGCTCACCACCTGCCTGTACTTCTTCTTGTCGGTGGCGAGGAGTGTCGCCTTCGCACGCTCGCGTTGCATCTTCGGAATGAACTTGTTGTCATCCATACCCATATTCGTGAGCGCCCACCAACCCTGCTGTCCTTTGATTCCCATTCGCACGATGTGCAGATAATACTGATGACTCGGACTATCCACCTCTGGCGTGGCAATCAAGTCCAGGCAGCAGCCGTATTGAATAAGACGGGATAGAATCTTCGCGCCCAGCTCTTCTTTCAAGTGAAGTGATTGCGAACACTCATCATAAGAGATGTAACCAAATTGAGCGCCAGCCAGAGAAGATGCTTGGTCAGCGCCAGTCGGCACAGAATACATCACGCTTTTATTAGCAAACCGAATCTCGCCGAGGTTCACATTATCGCCCACAATAAAGTCCTTCATCAACGGAGACAACACGTTCAGCCGCTTCTTGCCATCTTCATCTATAATAAACTGGCCGCTCAAAATGTTCTTCACGTGCTGGTAGCAGGCTT